CGCGACTCCAGCCCATTAATCCAACTGTCGTAGTGCCAGGTCACGAAAGCGTAGATCGCTCCGGCAACAATCCCACCAAGAACGATCACGGTCACGGAAATTGGTTGTGGTCCTTCTCTATTCACGTACGACTGAATGGAGCTCAAGAACGCGATGGGAAGCTGTATCCACAGAAGTTTGGACAATTGATCAACGAGTTTTTCCAGAGCGAGAGTTCTCGGCGCAGGCGACGGCATACCGGAGTATACGAAGTTCTTAGACAGCCTCATCTAAAATATGTCGTGCTGAACTTAGCGCGCATGGGTGCCAGGTGACTGGGTCTTCTTACTCTGAAGCCCAGATCGAGAGCCAGGTGCGCGACCTGTTCCTGCGCACCGGCTGGTACGCCGACCTGAAGACCGACACCGCGATGGTCAACCGGGGCCAGAGCAAGGGTCGGAAGCATGGCACCCTGCCGCTGGGCTTCCCCGACCGGGTGTTCCTGCTGGGCCTGCCCGGCTTCAACCTCACCCTCGCGGCAGTGGTCGAGCTGAAGACCGCCACCGGTCGCACCCGCCCCGATCAGACCGAGTGCCACGAGCTGGTGGCCTCGGCTTACGACATTCCCGCCCACATCATCCACAGCCCCGAAGAAGCCTTGCACCTGATTGCCGAGGGCCGCCGACTCCGCGCGATTTTGGAGGCATCGAACAACACAGCTCTAAAAAAAGCTGTGCAGGGAGGAGCATTTTGAACAGCTCAGTCGTACACCCTCACAACCTTACCTGCCCAACCTTTCTGCTCGCCGTCAAGAGAGAAGTTCAGATAGTAGTCTTTTCGGTTTCCTGGCTCACTATATAAGCTCAACCCGCCAACTTTTTGACCACCGACGCTCAAATCTGCGTTGATAGAGACAGATGGCGGATAAGACTGGTATTGCGCAACTAGTCTAGTACTAGAAGGATGAAAATCTAGGTTGCTTCTAGCCATGGCTATACCGGAGAAATCATATTTCACATCCCTAAAGTTCAAAGTACCACTCACTTTATAAGTCGTCTTATCAATAAATGTCGCATTGGAAGTGATGAGTACTGGAAGACCGTCAGGCTGATCATAGCCAAATTGACTCAAGGGGCCTGCCCAAAAGCCGTTGAAGACCAAAGGATCGTTCGGAACACTTTGATCCACTGGTGCAAACCCCCCGCACGCTGAGAGGCTGAGCAGAAGTGCACTGCCTAAGAATAAGTGTCGCATGAGCTGACGGTAGCAGAATTCACAGGCCTGTTCAGACCTATATGTCGACACACGGAGCCGAAATGACTGGAAGAGATCGCAGACAGACCCGCCAGCTGGTATCCGCCGTCACCACCACGAAGCCCAAAACGAATCGCACCTGGGAAGCTCCTGAAGCGGAGCGCGCCACCGCGCCCAGCACTGACGTTCGCCCGCTAACCGTCGAGTTCGTGGCCCTGCGCCTGCTCGAGGCGATCATCCGCAAGGAAGGCCGGACGGCGCTCTGCAACGAAGCCGCCCTGGACTGCGCGGCGACCGCCAAGAACCTGCTCAGGGCCACCGGGACACTTTGACCCTCGCGCCCACTCCGGAGGCCCGCCGACCTATGCCTCACACAACTGCCAAGCCCAACCGCGACGACGTGCGCGCCGCCCGTGAGTACGCCGAGAAGGTCTTCCAGGCCCTGCGCCGCTGGGAGACCCACCAAAGCGATCTCGAGCGGTACAGCGTCGGCCCCAGCAGCAGCGCCCGCTTCCAAGTGGTGGGCGTGGGCAACTGGCGCAGTGGGCCGGGCGGGCGCTCGACGGCAGCCACGCAGAGCCTGCTGGTCCTGCCTGGCGGCGCGGTACCGGAAGGCCGGGTAGGGCTGATTATCCTCGACCTGATGCACAGCGATCGGCAGGAGCGAGTGTACGCCAACCTGCTGGCCCGCATCCAGACCGGAAGCGGTCCGGCCAGCCTGCTCGACGATAGCGGAAGCTGACGGGGTGACCGGAACCGCAGCGTGCTGTACGCCCTGGCCGTGACTGAACTGATGAAGCGACTCGGCGATAACAATGCTGCCGATCATCTAGCGATTCTCCACTCGCAGTTGTTAATTTCCCAAGATTGACCTCTAATTTTGGTAGAGTTCCACACCAGTCAAAACCTTAGGCGCCACCGCAAGGTTGGCGCTTTTTACGTATATGTCAGTTCCTGGCCATTCCGAGGAGCTTACACTACTCTCATGCTTTTTCTTCTCTACCTGCAGCGCGTCACGTTGCAGGCAGACCGATGAACGTCATTACCGGCTTTTTTGAGAACTACGGGAACTTTGCGGGGCGTGCCAGAAGGCGTGAGTACTTCACGTTCCTTCTGGTCAACGACGTCATGTTTCTTCTTCTTCTCTTCGCTGACTCAATGCTGGGGCTCGCTTCAAAGGACTTCACCATTGGATGGCTCAGTGGACTCTGGACTCTGTTCACCTTTATTCCCCAAATTGCCGTCAACGCCCGGCGAATGCATGACATCGGCAGGAGCGGATGGTGGCAGCTGGTCTCATTGATTCCAGTCATCGGTATCGTATTCGTGGGTTGGGTCTGCCGAGGAAGCTCTCCAGGGGACAATGCCTGGGGCCCAAACCCTAAAGCTGTTCCAGTTCTAAGCTACGCGACCTGATGCAGTTGTGTCACAGCCCGGCCCGCTTCGGCGGGTCTTTTCATGCCGATCAGGAGGTGACCCACCTTGGCTCAACACTTCAATTACGAACGTGCCGCCGCCGTGCTGGTGGACGCCGCCTACCTGGGCGACGAGCCAGCGGCGAAAAAATGGAACATCACCACCAGGACGATCGAAAACTACCGTGCCCGGCTCAAGGACGACCCCAAACTTTCGGAACTTTTCCTCCGGAAGTGGGCGGCGGCTGAGGGCTCCTGGGTGGTCGAGCTGAGGCGGGCGCTGCAGGCCACCCTGACCAAGGCGGCCATGATCGTCGAGTGCATTGAGCCGGTGATCGTGTTCGAGACCGAGCTAGGTCAGGTGCGGGAAGTGAACATGGAAGGCCTGAAGGTGCTGGTGGGCACTGGCAAGGCCCTGGGTGAAATTGCTCTGGCACTGGAGGTGCTGAATGCTGGCGATGCTGACCAAAATGCAACGGCTCCAGCGTCAGGCCGAGGTGTGGCGAACCGCCCGCCGCTCCCAAACTGAGCCGCCGGCCGCGCCGAGCCTCACCGACTACTGGAAGGCCCGCTACCCGAAGTACCAGCTGGCGACCCACATCCAGCTGATGATCGCCGCCCTAGCCGAGCTGAAGCCGGGCGACGCGCTGATCATTACCATGCCGCCCCGCCACAGCAAGACTGAGACGGTGAAGGCCTGGCTGGAGTGGATGCTGGGCCAGTTCCCGGACGCCGAGGCGATGTACACCAGCTACAGCGTGCGCTTGGCCCGCACCAGCAGCCGGAGCATCCGTAACGAGATCGCCACCGGCCTGGCCTTCCCGCGCTACTTTCCGAACGTGGGGCTGGCTGAGGACTCGCAGGCGGCCACCGACTGGGGTACCAACCTAGGCGGCTTCTTCCGTGCGGCGGGCGTGGGCGGCTCTATCACCGGCATGGGCGCCCGCTTCGCAGTGATCGACGACCCTTTGAAAGACCGGAAGGCGGCCGAGAGCGAGATCGTGCGCGAGGGCGTTTGGGAGTGGTTCACCTCTGGCCTGCTGACCCGCCTGAGCCCGGACGCCTCACTGGTGCTGATGCACACGCGCTGGCATCCCGACGACCTGGCTGGCAAGGTGCTCGATATGCTGGCGGCAGGGGAAGGCGATGAGCTGGGAGGCCTGACCTGGAAGCACCTGAACCTCGCGGCCATCTACGACGACCCAAACGTAGTCGACCCGATGGGCCGGGAACTGGGCGAGGCCCTGTGGCCGCAGCGCTTCACCCTGAAGCGCCTGCTGGGCATGAAGGCGGCCAACGAGTACGACTTCGAGGCCCTGTACCAGCAGCGGCCCCGCAAGCGCGGCGGCCAGGTCTTCAGCGACAGCCCGGCCCGGTACGAGGTGCCAGTGCTCGACGGCGCCCGGATCGTGATCGCGGTCGACACCGCCAGCAGTCAGCGCAAAACCGCCGACTTCACCGCCTTCGTGGTGATGGCCGGACGGGGCGTACCGAGCGAGATGCAGGCCGATGTGCTGGAAGTCCGGCACGGCCGCTACGACCTGGTGCAGCTGGGCGTAGTGGCGCTCGACCTGCAGGCCACCTACGGGGTGGACATCCTGATGGAAGAGACAGCGCAGTCGCTGCCGATCATCCAATATCTCGCCACCATCGGCGTGCGGGTAAAGGGCATGAAGCCGGTGGGCGACAAGTTCACCCGCGCGCAGCCTGCGGCCGCCGCGTGGAATCAGGGACGCATCCGGGTACCGGTCAGTACCCCGTGGGTATCGCCGCTGCTCAGTGAGGTCAGCAGCTTCACCGGCACGACCGCAGACGACCACGACGATCAGGTGGACAGCCTGAGCTACGGCTGGGCAGAGCTGGTGACCGATGCCGTCGGCGGCTTCTTTGTGGGTACGGCATGACTTCAGGGAGGTGGGCATGAACGCAATTCAGAGAATCGGCGCGGCCCTCCTGGGGCTGGAAGTGAAGCTCAAGGGCGGCGACTCGGTGCCATACGTCAGCAGCAGCCAGTCCGGCCCCGGCCGGGCCGTCGCCACCGAGTGGACGGCTGAGACCACAGTGAAGAAAGGGCTGAAGGGCCAGTACCTGGGTGTACTCGGCCTGCGGGAAGATCAGCACTGGGCTGGCCTCGGTGCCGCTGGTGCTCGAGCAGCTGGTCAAGGATCAGTGGCAGGTGGTGCCAGAGCACCCGATTCAGGGGCTGCTGAACCGGCGCAACCCATACATGGCCCGCCAGGACGTGATGGAGCGCTGGGCGCTGCACATGCTGCTGGCCGGGAACGCCTTGTGGTTCAAGAATCTGGTGGGCGGCAAGCCGATTGAGCTGTGGCCGCTGATGCCTGACCAGATCAAGCCGCTGCCAAGCAAGACCCAGTATCTGAGCGGCTACGAGTGGCGGCCGACCTCGGAAGACCGGCTGACCCTCAACCCGGAGCAGGTCAGCCACTGGATGTTCATTGATCCCAGCAACATCTACTGGGGCATGTCGCCCCTGCAGGCGGCGGCTCGTGCAGTGGACACCGACAACGCCGCCGCCGACTGGAACCGCGCAGTCCTGGCGAACGATGGCAAGCCCCCCTTCGCGGTGCTGCTGGAGAAGTCCCTGACGGCTCCCCAACAGGCCGATGCCAACGCGCAACTGCACGATCAGGTGAATGCCACCAAGGCGCGGCGCTTCCTGCTGCTGGGCGGCGCTTCCAAGATTCAAAGCCTCAGGATGAACGCCACCGAACTGGACTACCTGAACAGCCGCAAGTTCCAGCACGAGGAGATCGCCGCCGCCTTCGGTGTGCCGCCGGTGCTGCTGAGCTTCGGTGAGGCGGCCACCTTCGCCAACCTCGACGCGGCCAAGGCGATGCTCTGGGAAGACCGGATCGTGCCGCTGCTCGACGACCTGTGCCAGGGGCTGATGATGGGCCTCTTCCCACACTGGGGCTTCCAGCAGGGCAACTGGCGCATCCAGCCCGACCTCTCCGGCATGCGGGCCTTACAGGGCAACCTGAAGACCGAGGCCGAGGTAAGATCGATCAAGGCGGCCACCTTGAAGGCGATGGTCGAAGCGGGCGTGCCGGTTAACACCGCAGTAAAACGCTGTACAGCACTGGCGTCACCTCGGGCCGGGGCAAGTTTGGGCGCGGGGATAACAAGCGGTACCAGACAGAACTGAAGTAACGGACAACTTGCGACTTCATCAGCGCCTCGCCTGTGCCCACGCACAGCGAGGGGTTCTTTTTTGACCAATCGGCACCGACCCAGACGCTATCCTGCGTCGATGCAGGCCACGAATGTTCCTCTCCATGTCCTCAAGGGCACCGGCAACGGCCCGCTCCCGCCAATGCTGCAGCAGTATGTGCAACTGCGCGAGGAAGTACAGGCGGTTTTTTCCAACGCCATCTTGCTCTTTCAATGCGGCGACTTCTACGAAACCTTCGGTGAGGACGCCGAACGCGCCGCGAGGCTGATGGGTCTGCACCTGACCCACAAGTCGAGCAAGGACTTCTCGACCCCGATGGCCGGCCTGCCGATCCGGGCGGCCGACGCCCACATCGAGCGGCTGCTGTCACAGGGCGTGCGAGTGGCAGTGGCCGACCAGATGGAGGAGCCCGGCTCGGGGCTGGTCGAGCGCAAGGTGACGCAGCTCCTGACGCCGGGCACCGTGACCGAGGAACGCCTGCTGAGTGCGGACGAGAACTTTCTGGCGGCGGTGGCGACCGGAGACGGGTACGCCCTGGCGCTCCTCGACCTCTCGACCGGTGAGTTCCGCTGCGCCAGTTTCGGCACGCGGGCGGCCCTCTACGACGACCTCTCGCGCTGGCGGGCCAGGGAGGTGCTGCTGGCCCCCGAACTGAGCGGCAATGCAGCGCTGCTCTCGGATTTCCAGACGCGGTTTCCGGTGATGCTCTCGCAGACCAGTTTCGACGAGGGCGCGGCCCGCCAGGAACTGCTGCTGACGCTCGGCGACCTGCCCGCCAGCCTTAGCAGCCCGGCCCTGATCCGGGCCTGTGGCGCAGTGCTCGGCTACGCCCGCAGCACCCAGCAGGGGCGCCTGGAGATGGTGCGCCGCCTAAGCCGCTACGAGCCGGGGGCACAGCTTCGCCTGAACGACTGGGCCTTGCGGGCGCTCGAGGTGTTCGTGCCGCAGCAGAGCGGCAGCGCGGCCCAGGAGAGCAGCACGCTGATCGGGGCACTGAGCGAGACGCGCAGCGCGGGCGGTCGGCGGCGGCTGAGAGCCTGGCTGCGCTCGCCTCTGCGCGACGGCCTGAGCATCGCGGCGCGGCAGGGGGCAGT